ATCCTTTTTCAATTTCTTTTTTGACTTCACGTCGAACGTTCTCCCAATAAGTTGCTGCACCAATATAATCAGTAAATCCAACCATCATGTGACAGTGGTAGATTGGGAATACGATTCCTTTCCCTGGTATTGGACCTACAAAATCCACACTGAATTTATATTGACGGCAAACACATGTGTCGTTTGTGAAGTCAACGACACATTGTTCGCTAACATGCTCGGGAGTAGAGCAGCTAAGCAGCATAAATACGTTGATCGATAACAATAAATGGTTCATCGATCTCACTAACTTCATGGTAGTTTCTCGAAGGTGGATTTAACTTCTTCAATTGTTTCGGCGTTTTCGAACTCCGCTTTCTTTTGGGCATTTTCTTTCTTGAGTTTTTGCTTTTCATCGTACTCTTTGATTTTGTGCGCAAAGTATTTTACTCCTCTCTCCACCAGTGGGAGAAGTATAAGTTGAGTTAGTATCTTCATTACTTGTCCAAACATTAGCCTTCCTTCCCATCGATCTTATCGATCTTTGACATAATGTGTGGCTTAACCATTGGTATAACTACTGCTAATAAATCATCAAATTTACTCTCAGAAGTTTTTGAAGACTCTTCAACCCAAACTAAAACTTCTTCAGCGATAATCATTGCTGAATCTTCAGCAAGGTCAAGACCTCTACCTTTTAATTTTTCACCTAGAACTTTTAAATCATAAGACATATAACCTCCGTGTTATAAGGTGAGTAATTCACCTATTGTTTGTTCAACTTCCTTCGAACTATTTTTAATACGTTATCTTCAAAAATCTTTATTACTTGTTGCTCATCAACTGGTTTATTATCTTTTATGTGTTCAAGTGATGTTTCGATTCTAGTTAATCTCACATCCATCTTTCCTTCAAAAGTAACAACTGATTTCTCTAAAGTTTTCAATCTCTCGTTGTAGCTTTTCAACCAATCGAAAAAATTCTTCCCTAGCCATCTAACTATGTATATTCCTGCTCCACTTGATAAAGTGTAAGCAACAATACTTCCAGCTAAACCTTGGTTGTCATTCATCAACTACCTTCATTTAACTTTAGGATATTTAATTTTTATAGCTTCAATCTTCGCTTGTATTTCTTGTAACTTCTGAGGTCTGTTTTCCCCTACCGCTTCCCTTAAAGCTTCAATAACTTCTAACTCACCTGGATATTCTTTTCTTCTTTTTTCTTGAATATCTTTTTCCACCCATACAGAGTCTTTAGATAAATCAATAACTTCATAAGTTAATTCAGCTGGTAATCTATGTGGTTTGCCGATTTGTTTTTGAAGCCACTCATTAGCTTCTGTTTCCGTAGGAAATTTAGCGGACCAAGAAAGATTCTTTGATGAATTTGAAATATTTACTTTAAACATTTTATGCTCCTTTTAACTTATTTTTTCTATGGCCATGTAGTTATATCTACCATCGGCGGTTAAAGTTACCGCTGGTAATGATTCTGAAAAAACAAAACTTAAAGTAGTACCCACTACTACATCTATCGTGTCTGAAATAGTTGATACAAAGATTCTAGAAGTAGTATTTTCACATACATCATATTTTCCACGGGAATAAAAAGATGCATCTTTTTGAGATTCTATTACAAAATGATCTCCTACCGAAGCGGATACTCCGTCAGTAGTTATGCAAGCACTAAATCTAAATTTACCTGCAACACCAAACGTGTAAACTCCGGTCGCGGTATTGTATTTTCCATGCGTGTCAAAAATTGGATCTTCAAATAATATCGCATTTCCACTTGTAACTGCTTGCCCTGCGTTTGTAGTTCCTCTGAAACCAACGAATTGATCTGTTAATGGATTTACAGTAATTGAACTAGGGGCGGTCGCCCATGTACCAGCGGTTGCTTGCGTGCTTGTTATCTTACCTACACAACGTACTCTTACGTTTGAGTAAACTGCGTCAGAATAAAGCGAGCTTGATGAATCTGCCCCACCAGCACCGCCTTCTGCTACCGTAGTATATAGAGCGTCTTCTGGTAGCTTTATTCTGCTTAAGCCGATTTTAATTGTTCCAGCGTTATTTATTAGATAAACATAAATGTCCGCTGCAATTCCGTTTTGTTGTCCTAGAGTTGAACCACTGGAAACAACTAAGGATAATGCGGCGGTTAAAGATACAACCTCAAATTGTCCGGTAGTTATTGTTGCGTTTCCAAACGCTGCATAAATTGGAGAAGTAGTACTAGCATCCGAACCTGAACTATTTTTAATTGCCACTGTTAAAGCATTAGCGGCTACAGATGCAGCTAACCCAATATTTACTAATAAATTAGAACCTTGATTTCCACCGACTCTTGTCTCAACTCCACCGTCATTTAAAAAATATAATTGATTATCTGATTTAGGATAAATTTTTAATTTACCAGCGGCCGGTGTAGATGGAGTTGCGATTTCATCCATAATTATAGCAGAAGTAAATGTGCCTCCTGCCGCCGCCGCTGCACTTGCTGCCGCATTTGTTTCACTAACTAAAGCTGCATCAGCACTTGCATCCGCTGCTAACGCACTCGCCGCCGCTGCATCAGCACTTGCATCCGCTGCAATTGCACTTGCCGCAGCATTATCTTCTGCTAACTCTGCCGCTACTTGTGCCGCTTCAGCATTTGTTTCTGCTAACTCTGCATTAGTCTCTGCCGTTTCAGCATTATTTTCTGATACTAAAGCTGCCGCTGCACTAATTGCTGCCGCTGCTTGTGCTGCTTCTGCCGCTGCTTGTGCTGCTTCCGCTGCCACTTCTGCGGTTTCCGCATTTGTTTCTGCAAGTTCTGCATTAGTCTCTGCCGTTGCTGCCGCCGCTGCACTAGCACTCGCCGCCGCTGCACTTGCCGCTGCCGCAGTTGCTTCTGCTTCTGCGTCTTCAATCTCAGTTGTTGTTGGGCCTACGTCCCATCCATCTCCTGCCGCATTAACAACTAACACCGCGTTCGCTGTATTAATGTCACTTGGAAGTGATGGAGAAAATGTAGCTGTAAATCCATCCGGTAAAGTGATTGCTCTATCTAATCTTTCATCTAATCTTTGAAGAATCAAAACTGCTTTATCTAAACCCTGCTCTAATGTCTCCGCTGGCAAAGCATCATTTTCAACTAGATCAATTGTTTGAGTAAGTGCAGGCTCTCTATAAATTACTAATTTATAAGAAGCACTTGGAGCAGCAACCATGTTCACAGTTCCACCACTTGCATACACACCGTTAGTTGTTGTTCCACTAATCGTGTAGTGAGTAGTGATGGTTTGAAGAACTTCAGTTCCATCTGCAATTGTAACTTTTAATACTTTCAAATCACTAGTTGATTGGAAAGGATAAGAAAATGCAAAAGCAGTTGTTACACCGTTTCCGGTATAAGAGACTCTGTTTACTGTTGAACTTATTGTCATATATTTACTCCCTAATTATTAACCCAATTACTTGGACTAATAAAATGTTCTTGTCCTGTTTTACTTAGTTTTCTTTCTTTTCTTTGAAGTGCGCCTTCATTTGCCCACTCTTCCATTCTGTAACCAACCGCTAAATTAAAAGGCATACGCGCCCAAAATAAATTTGCACCTGGAATATTGTGGAGCATAAACTTTGCAATTTTATCTCCTGTTTTTTCTATGGCATCAGTGTCACCAGTTTTGACTCCGTGAAATGATTCTGTTGCAAGGTCTGCAACAGTGAGTAAGTTTGATAATCCAGGGCCTAAAATACTCTGTCCTAAACTTTGACCATATTGAGTTTTATCAGCAAATAAAAAGTTACCAAAATATCCAAGTCCACCTGATTGACCTGCACTTGCCATGTATATTTTCCAAGCTTCTTTCGGATCTTCTGGGTATCTTGGAGTAATGCCTTTAGATAAATCTTTTAATGCTAAAGAAAGATAACCGTATACTGGTGCAACCGCCGCCATACTTGCAATTCCACCAAGACCTTTTCCAGACATACCGTCTTCAAATAATCTTTTCACCGCTTGATGGAGTGCTATCTTTTCGTTGTGGTATCCTTGTACTTCTCTTCCTAAATGTTTTCTTGTAAACGCGAGAGTAAATGTTTTAAACATGGAAAGAGCGCGTAGTAACTCTCCTGGAATTGTGCCTCTCTTAGTCCCTTGATTAAGGATTGCTCTATCAACATATCCTGCTTCTGTTGCAACCATTGAAGCGTATTCAGAAAAGAGTGAACCCATCTTACGGTGGAGGTCATCTCTTGCTTTTGATCTTGCAGCTTCGATTAACTTATCTTTGTTTTTTGCTTTTAGATTTTGAATACTTTCTAATCTTTGTTTTACAGAATCTAAAGAATCAAAATTCTCTAAAGCAATATCTTTAATTGCTCTAGGAGAAATCATTTCTCTTCCTTTCAAATCTTTTTCAATTGGAGAGTTACGCAGTATATCCCACTCTTTTTCAGTCATACTGAATTGCTCCATGTACGATTTATACCCGGCAGGTAAATCGTTCCATTTAAGATTTCTTTGTTGAGCAAGCGAGTGAGAATAAAGTGCAGTACCAGCAATACGAGATTTATCTTGCCACCAACTAACAAGGTTTGCTTTATTAACAAACTCCATATATTTATTTGCTGCACCTACCATTGAGGCATCTGCGTCAAATCTATTTGGATGAGGAGACATTGTGTCTATTAATATTTGTAATTGAGATGCAGTTTGGATTTTTTCTGATGCAGATAATCCTTCCATCATTCTAGATATATGACCGATTTGGCCATCCAGAAATGCTCCGAAGTCTTGAGTAGTTGCATAACGATAAGCAAGACCTCCTGCCGGAATATCACTGAACTGAGATAACATTGCTGAACCAAGGTTTACTGTGTAAGTAAAGTTTCTTAGTCCATCGTTAAATTTTGCAAAAAGATTATCAGGAGATGAAGACAATTGATCTGTAACGTTAGGCCATAACGTTCTCATTAAGTTATCGTACTTCTCTCTCATTGGAGTAACTTCTGAATGTCTTCCTTGTTTAATTAAATCACTCTCTAAACTATCAACTATCGTTTTAATGTTTGCTTCTGCATTAACACCAAACTTATTCATAATCGCTGTATCTCTTGCCATCCTATTAATTTGACCTAAAACATTTTCTACTACGTGTTCACCACGTCCTGCTTTTTCCCAATAGTCAAAAGCACTTTCTTTATCTTTAAAGATATAAGATCTTTTATGTGAATAACCTTTTGCAACATTACCTGGACCAGTGAACCCACCCGGCTCTTTATATTTAAGATGTACACCTGTCGAAAACTCTAAGTAGTCTTCTTCGATTTTTGCTAACTTTTCTGCTTTAGATAAATGTGGATATGTTTTGTCCATGTCCAGTTTATTAACCACGAAATCAACCCAGGCTTTTTTATGCTTTGGATCTCCGTGGGCAATATCTTCACCAGCAAATTTAGAAATTAAATCTTGGTCATGACTTTGTTTCATAACATAAGATTCAGTTTTACCAATAAATCCACCTGCTTTATTAAATCTAATTCTTGCAAGTTCTAATGAATCATTTAGTATCTTTGCAGTTTTTAATACATCAGGGTTTAACTTCGCTAAGAATTCTTGGTTAGGATTTTTTGAACCAAGTTCATGCATAGCGTGGAATATATCTTTTTGAAACTCGGGATTTTTTGCAATTTCTAATAGTCTTTCTTTATCAAGACGAGCTATTACCCCACCGATCTGATAAGCTTTTTCCGCAGTAACGTTTGCTGAAATGGTATCTTTAGATCCAAATGTACTCGTCGGAGATTCACCCAATATAGAATTAATTCCATCAGTGTAGTTTTTAGCGTAGTGTGTTTGTACTTTTTTTAAATTATCTATTCTTCTTTTAATATTAATTGCTGCGGTTCTTTTTTTAACGATTGCGTCTATCTTAGCTTGATTGCCCATTTCATTTAACGCAGCTTGAACTTTCTCATCTAGTGTCCCAACTCCATCTTCTTTTTCAAATTTCTTGACGATGGTATCAACGACACCTTTCATGTCTTCTCTTTCTTTTTTAGTTAATTCTCTTCCAGCTAATTTGGTTAGCTCTAGAAAGCAAGCATCACTCATCTTCCCCTCGCTACGCATTTAGCAAACGATTTAACCATTGTGGTAAAATCTTCAACTTCTTTTATATGTGTTTCTACATCTTCGATTTCTCTTAACACTTCATTCTTTGCGCCTTCAACTTCGTCTAGTAATCCCATTTGTTTGGCACTTTCATTTACAGTTAAAATTTCTTCTTGAACTAATGTTTCAACGTTAGTCTCAACATCGTCGTGTAAACTTTCATTAAGTTCTAAATCTTGTGCTTGGATTTCTTTATCATCAAGATAACGACTCCCCTTTCCACCGTTTACACTTTGTTGCAGATTTTTAACTTCTGTTTCACTTAGCTTTGATAGTCTTTGGATTACGTCTTCATGCATTTCTTCTTGCACTATTTTTCTTTGAGTATCTAAATAGTTAATTGCATCAGCATTGCCGTTCATCTCTGCTAATTTATATTCTTCATCTATTTTAGATAATGAATCTGCTAATTCTTTTGCTCTTGTGATGTTCATTAAATCCGTATTAACAGGTCTATCATCCATAAACTGTGCCATTACAGTTTGTGCATAATCACCTTTAGTTTGTGGAGATAAATTTGTGATGTGACTTAAACTTGGATTTGCATAATCAATTGCTGCACCGATACCAGGATGAAGTAATGCTCCACCAACTGCACCAGTTAAAATATTCATTGCTGAATCACCAAGACCGTAGTTATCACCAAGGTTTCCAGCGGTCGGAATATTTATCCCTGCTTCAATTAATGCTGCACCGGCAACACCTTCTGCGACACCTATTTGCGCTCGAACTAGAGATCTTGTAAAAATGTTTGAACCTGTTTTTGCAAGTTGTCTAGTAAGACCGTTAATACCTGGAATTGGAATAAAGCTTGAAGCGACATTGATTGGATCTACTAAACTTCCAAGTAATCCACCTGCTAATTGCGCGGTCATTGAATCGCCACTTGCAACTGTCATATCTAAAAGTTTCTTTTGATATTGTCTCTCTGCGATTAACTCGAACCCTTCTTTAGAAATCATCTCAGGGATATTAGAAATTTGAAGGCCTCTTTCTCCTGCCATTTTCTCTGCTTCAGCTTTTGTAAGTCTTGGTACATTATTTTCTTTAGCTTCAATATTTGCTTGAGTAACTTTCCAATCTTCAACAACTCTTTTAAGTGGATTATCGAGAAACGCCTGCTCCATCCCTGCACTGAAAACTTCCGCAGTAGATGCCTGCGCTTCTTCTAGAAGCATCGCTGGATTGTAATTTTCATTTCCAACTACAGGCATTTAATATTCCTTCTTCATTGATATTGGTGTTTCTCTTTTTCTAAAAGGAATTGATTCAATTTCTTTCCACGTCCACTTCATTGGGGCAGAAACTTTTCTGCCTTTATCATCAAGTTTAACTTCGTATACTTGACTTCCTTCACCGTCTACAAGACGAACACCTTCATCTCCGTCGTTTGCTAAAGTGCCTCTAGCGTAAACTCTGCTTCTGTACATTTTATTTGCATCTTCAGGTTTAACCCCTTTATGTGCAGAAGGTGGAACGTATATTTCTCTTTCACCTTTTGCGATGCCATCTAGTACAGAAGGAAGTGCTTCTTTTAATCTGAATCTACTAATTGAAGTTGTTTTTGGAATTCGAACTGTTGAATTTCCAATTTCAGCAAAATCATAATGGCTATTAACAACTATATCTGCAACTTCCTGTGGAGATTTTTCACCTCTAAAATACTTAGTGATATTTGTTATACCTTCTTTATATTTCAAAGCTATTTGATCTGAATCGTGTGTGTGTTGTTGAGATTTTAAAAATGAATTTATAGATTGAGTAACTGCTTGATCTAAAGATGCATCATCCATTTTCTTTCCGTAGAATTTATTCAAATCTTCATTGTTATATTTTGAAGCTTTAAATGCGAATTCAACAAACTTTCTATTTGCAGGGTTGTCCATTGCTCCAACTGCAATCTCCATAGTTGGATTGAAAACTTTATCTTTGGTTAAATCTTTTACTGCGTCTTTCCAGTGTGGCCCCCACTTCTGCGACTCTTTTAAAACTGCCATGTAAGCGGCAGTAGCACCTTGCTCGTCAAAAGTTGTATCACTAACTAAATATTTTAATTCATCAGACATTGCAGGAGTTACAATTCTTGGTGTCGAGTACTCATCAACTTGTTTCTGATAACCTCTAGACATTTCCACAAAACCACTAACTTCTTCAGGAGTAACATCTCCTGCTTTCCAATTAGCTTCGAAGTTAGTAAATAAATCGTCGGCACCTGGCTTAATCGTTCTAATATATCCGATTGGATCTTTTTTAAATTCTTCTCTTGATTGACTAACTACACTTTTAACTGCATTTAATTTTGCGTTTAGTATATTGAATTTAGTTGGATCTTTTTCTGATTCTGCTCTAAGTTTAGCTTCATTGTAATATTGCGCCACTTGTTGAAAACTCATGCCTTCAGTTTCTCTTTTAGCTCTTCCTGCCATCAAAGATTCTTCGCGCATAGCAATCATTGATTCTTTTTGTTTGCCTGTGAAACCTGAATTATTTATGTAGTTAAGATCAAATCTTTCTTTGTACGTATCATCAATTCCAACTTTTTTAATTCTTGCCATCTCTTCTTCAAAAGCGGCCTTAGATTCTGTTTGATGTTTTTGAATTGAGGCAGATCTTAAGTTTTCAAGTTTACTTAAACTTTGATCGAACTTTTCAATTGAAGTGTTTCCTTGCCATTTGCCTTTACTGTCTTTTAATTCAGCTATCATTGCATTAATTTGACCGACGGAAGGATTTGCACTTGCAGTTAACGTAGATACTTTCCCATCTAGAGCAGAATCGTGGAGAGTAATTTTACCTTGCATCCTTAATGATTCTTTATCCGCTTCACTTTTAAGAAAGTGCATCGAATTAACGTAGTCATCGTTGAGTTTTACAAGATTATCTACTTCATTTGGATTTGATCTTGCTTTGTTAGCAAAACCAGTGAAATTAGTTTTATATTTTTGAGTACCGTATTCTGCATCAGCTTTAGTTTGTGAATCTCTAATGTTTGATATACTGTGGTTATCAAGATTAAGAAGTTTCATCTCTAAAGAACGTCTTGCATATTCGTTAGGTGCGTCACCTAAACGTTTTTGTCTTCTCTCATATATTTTATTTTCCACGTCTTTGTGGAATTCGTTTCCATCTGGATTAGTTTCTTTATTTTCGTATTTTTTTGGATCATAATTTTTGACTTCGTTTTTGATAAACTCGTCGTCTTCAAGTGCGTACTCTGCCGATTTAGTAGCAGCGTAATATTCACCTTCTTTCTTTTGATAAACTTCAATATCATTTTGAACTTTATTTACAGTCTCACCAATGACTCCAAGTGCTTCACCAAACACACTTCTGCCACTTGCTCTTTGATAGTCAACTGCTCCTGGTGCGCGAACTTGAGATCTATATTCATTTATTCTTGCCATTAACCAACTCCTGCCGTCATTGCTTTGGAAGCACCGCTTGCAACATGTCCGGCAGCTTTAACGTATCCCATTGTTTTGGCCATTTTTCCTTCGAACTCAGTTAATGTTGCACCTTGCTCTACTGCTTGCGCTTGCCTCTCACCTTGGTATCTTAAATTCATTTCATCTTGTTTCGCTGCTCTTGCACTTTCTTGTAATACATCAAATGCAGAACCTTCTATTGTCACACCTGATGCGGCGTAACTTGCTCTCATCTCACCAATTTGTTTTCTTCCTTCAATGTTAGACTTATAAGCGTCGGAAATTGATTGGCCTCTAATGTATGAAGCATTTTTTCTAGCAAGTGCAGCATTATATTTAGCGGCTTTGTATTGTGCTTCACCTTCTGCTACTGCTCCTGCCGCTTGAAATATTTCTCCCACTCTACCCCCTATCCTGTAATACCACTTGAGGCATCACGGCTAAAATTGTGGAAGGAAGTGGTTGAGATTGCCTCCATGCAATTTCATTTTGAAAATCGTAGTCTGCATTAATTGATTCTGAGATAACACCACTGAAAAGTGCAGGGGCGCGAGTCATTGGATCACTACTTGTTCTAAACGTTAAAGCAGTTAAATCATCGTGACTTAAACCAATTTTTAATCCTAAAGATCTATGCATTAAAAAACCAACTCTGTGGACTCTTCTAGTTTTTCCAAGTGCAGTACCATCTTGTGATCCAGCTTCTAATCGAAGCATTTGTCCGTCACTGTTGTATCCAAAACCAATATGAACAACTGTTGCTGCTAACGATAAAGTTATCGCTCCACCTGAAACTGTTTTACTTGGTTGAACTGCTCCGTCTGCTAAAACATCAACTGTTGCACCTTCTAAATGCGTAAGACCTGATATTGTAGTAACTAGTTTTCTCGCATACCCACCTGTTACATAAGTTGTATAAGCAGAACTATCTGTACCAGATAGCTCGAACGTATTTGGTGCGACGTTTGCGACTGTAAATGTCTCACCATTTACTTCATCCATACCTTCAACTTCAGAAATTCTAACTTGATCTCCGTTTGAAAATCCGTGAGATGCAGAAGTAACTACTGCGGTTGCAGCTTTCGTAATTCCTGTAATTGTTTTCGGGTTATCGTAAGTCAAACCACAATCAACAAAAAAAGCGTCTTGTTGATCGTCTGTGTTTTCAAAAAGTTTTGTCATGTATTCAACGTAACGAACGGTTGCTCCGTTAATATATCTTTTAACAACCATCCATAATTCTTCTCTAGTTCCATCGGGAGATGGGATAACCGCGATACTTTCTACTTCCGCATTTCCATTTGCAGCGTCACCGTATCCACCGATTATTTGCTCATGCCACCCTGCTCGAAGAGCGTCTAGATCGCGCTCATAAGTCATACCGACTAATGACCCATCTTCTCTTACTGCCCACACAATTGACTGTGGTTCTCTTTGGTAGGCAAGTTCAACGACACCATTTCCAGTTATGTGTTCTGCAAGTAGTGTTAAATCATTTGCTCTAAATCCATCCACGTCATAAAAGTAAAGAAACTCTCTTAGTTTTTTCGTTGATCTTTGAACGAAAAGAGTTGCTTTACCAACTTGAACTGGTTGGATGTTTGCTGAACCATAACTTGTAGATTTTTTTGCAGAGATATTTGTAGGCGTGAGTGCTTCACTTAAGCTTGCTGCTCTTGCAACCCACTCTCCACCAACAGTACCAGCTAACAACCCTTTTTCATCGGAAGTAAGCCAACGTACCACGTTAACGTCATTCGCATTAAACGTGAAACTAACAGCGTGACTTGAAGTTATTGTGCTATCTGCATCACTTGGAGAAAAGTTTTCGTAATCACCGATACGAGATAAATCAACTCTTTGGGGTGCCGCAGTTGATCCAGCGAGTGCAAGTCTATCTTCAAAGAAAACAACTGCCGCAGGGTAGCCTGTTGTCACTGACCAAAGGCCAAGTCTCCAAACTGTTTTTGCTGCCGTCGATGTTAAAGTATCTACTATGTCTATCGTTACACTTCCAGCATGAACAAATGTTGCAATTTCTGCATAACCCCAAACCGTACCTTGAAGAATTCGAACAAGTCTTCCAACGTCAGTTGAATAAAAAACTCCGGGATAAACTGTTCCACCGGCGGTGTATGCGCCGTTATACACTGAACCTTGTAGCTCAATTACTGTTGAACTTACGACTGTTATTGTGAAAGATCCGTTGGCGTTTGTCGTTCCACCAACTCCTGCGATACCTACTCTATCACCTGTTACAAAAGTGTGAGTTGGAATAGTAACTCTGATTAATCCACCGTTATTTGATGTACCTGATACAGCGTAAGTAGCACCTGTTACAAGTGAAACACCTGAACCTGTCGCTGCTCCTGGTGTAAGAGTCCACCCTCTATCATCATTTGGAAGATAAGGTCCGTTAGTAAATTCTATAGTTTCAATCGTCCAACTTGTATCTGCCGTTCTAGATAATTTACGAGGTGGATAACTTGGATGAGCTATATATAAAACGTCTGCCGATTGTGTAAATTTTAATTGAAATAAATCTGCTTCTAAATAAGTTGAAGTCACTTCATAAGCAACACCAGGGCTTGATTCTATTTGTCCATTGTCTTTATAAAATCTGATGTATAAATCACCAAATTCTAAAATGTATGCTTGAGTTACTGAGAATTGAAACGAAATTAATCTCGTTCTTTTTGCTGCGGTTTTAACTGGTGACACATACATTGTACCTGGTCTTCTAGTTAATCCACCTTGAATTGTTGGAATATAATTTAGACAACGTTTAAGACCTGTGTTGTATCTTTCATTATCGACTCGACCATAGAGCAAAGGAGAGAACTCCCCTCCGTTAAATGATGACTGTAATGGAGATACTTTTGCCAATTTAGTTCCTTATCGTTACCCATTCATCTTCCGGCGGTTTCGCCGCTATATTTAAAATTGCGTTTACTCTCTTTGCATCTTTGATGCTTTCTCTAAAATCATCTTTTAAAGATTCTTTTTTTGAATTTGATTGTGTTATTTCTTCGCATAGCTCTAAGGCCAACTTTGTAGATAATGCCTCTCGAAATAATGGGTCCATAATATTTGGATCTTCGAGATCAAAAATATATCTAACGTCAAGTGGCGCACTATCATTGGTATAAATTTCTCCACCTTCAATTTGCCAATCATTAGAATTCAAGTTGTATTCTGGATCTGGTGGAAGAAGTCTTAAATAATCTGATGGAAGTGGATAGCTGTATGCTTTTCCGAATAGTGGTTCTGTTGAAGACGCTGCAAGTTGTTCTCTTGCAACTGCACAACTCCAAGGGTGCGCTCTTAAAAGAGCTAATCGAACTGGACCGTATGCAACATTACACGCTCTAGCGTTATTAGAATCTTCAGTGATACTTGTGATTCTTTTTGCACCTAACTTTTGTAATGCTCGGTTACAAATTTCAACAACACTAGACATTGCTTACCCCACTACATTTTTACTATGTAAGCGTAGACCGCCGATGAAGTTGTAATCACATATCTATAAAGACCGTGTGGTAGCTCTAATCTTAATGCCCCATTTGCAGATAGAGTTGAACTTGAAATATCAAGGTAAGTTCCGTTAGGAGACTTAATCTGAAGTTTAATGTTTCCTCCACCCCAAGTAGCTTCTGCCATAAACAGAACTACGCCGCCTTTGCACTCAAAGTCTGAACCATTTCCTGCACTAGCGTTAGAAGCAATATCTAAACGATACCCAAATCCAGTAGTCATTAGTTACTCCTTAAGCTGGTGGCCAATTACCTTCTAAAATATGAACTCTAATTTTTTCTATACAATCTAAAACTTCAGCTTGAGTAATACCTCTAGTACTTGAAGCTGTACCAACAGTTGTAGTCGCTAATTCAACAGTCAATTCAACTGCATCAGAGTTAACCGCTGCACCTGCTTCTTCAGTTACTGAACCAAAGCCTTCACCAACTGATATTTTGTATCTTCTAGTTGCCATTGAAACTCCTTAAGAAATGGAGAGTAGATTTCTCTACCCTCCACTGATTAATTAAACGTATCTAACTTTAACGTTGATTGAAGTTGGACCGCCGTCAAAAACAGTAGTTACAATTGCTGTAACATCGTATTCTTTACATGGATCTGAACTTAGACCTAAAACTTCCCATAACATTTTTTCTGATTCTACATACGTGTATTCTGTACTTTCGTAAGTAACATCAAGGTTATGGTGTGGACCACTTGTTAAAGCGTATGCACTTAAAAATAAATCTGCATCAACTGCCGCTCCACCGTTTGCTTCAGTGTCATAAAGACCAATACCAATTGCTCCACCAGTTGTTGCATCTGCACAACTTAAAAGCACTTGGCTTACTCTTGCGTTAGAAGGAATTCTACAAAATCTAAATGTAGAGTTAGCTTCTGAAGCAGCAAGTGGTGTACAAGTTCCTTGAACTTCTTTAAGTATTCCTGGACCTTGATGTGGGTTACTTAAGACTTTTGGAGTAGCTGTAGCGTTCGTAATCGACGCTGATTTTAAATGTTCTGCACTCATGGGTATCTCCTTTAAAAATTAATTAGATATTACAAGCAATCTGAACTACTTTCTCTTCTTCGATACGAGTAGCACCCATTGTCATCATTACGTATGCTTGCCAAGGGATACTCTGAATATCTTTACGTTGAGAAATGTCAGTAATGATGTCGTTCCAAATTCCAAGGTACATACCGCTTTTCGCGTATAGAGGAAGAGTAACGTCACCGCCAACAAGATTAGCTACTGCTAATTCAGTATGGATGAAATTGATTCCTAAAAATCTTTGGATTTTTCCTTCTTTAAGAACTGCACTGTCTGCTCCAAACTCTTTTGAAATGATTTGCATTTCAGAAAGAAGATTGTCGTGTTGAGTTGCACCAAGTGGTAAATATAATTCTTCCATTGGGCTAACATCCGCTGCCATAAGAAGTCTTTTTGCTTCTTTAAGTTTTGCAACAGTTAAACCAACATCTGCCGCTGCACCGAAACCAACAACAACTTTTTGAGCAGTAGGAAGTACAGTTGAAGTAGCTCCTGTCTCACCAGTTTTTGCAGTACCGATTGCCGCTGCGATAATTAATTTATCAATTTGTCTTCCTGCCGCTTGTACAGCATTTTGAACATAAGAAGATTGTGGATCTGTTAAAAGTCTTAATTTATCAAAACTATCGATTAATTGTGGTAAATCGAAATCTGATGGGAATACCCATCTTCTATCAACCGCTGCATCCACTCTTCCCATTGCTGCGAATCGTGAAGACACTGGTTGCATTTCTATTGCACCAATTTGGTCTACTGGTGAAGCTTGCTTCCCAACGTGATCGCCTGACATAACAGTGTTACGTAGACGTGAACCTTCTTGTTGTAATAGTAATTGTAGATTTGATGCGAACTGAGATACATAATGACTTGGTAAATTGATGGACATATTGCCCCTCCTTGAAAAATAGTTAAAGAAACATTTTTCGAAGGGCTTGTCTGAACATCAGGGCCAGCTTCATACACTTTAATTACCCGTGCCAGGTACGTAGTCTTTCCTACTGTCGAGTGGATCTAATTATTAGACTTCCCACCATTTTTTGAATTCGCTCTCTTATCGGAAGCGACTTCTTTTTCTTTCGGCTTTTCTGCGGATTGATTTATAAAGTTCTCAAGCTGAGTTATGAACGCGAAGTTTCCTTCAATCGTTTCACCCCTGTTATAGAATTGCTTTATCAGTTCAAACCGCAGATTAACCATATTGAGTCAATTATTCCTTGTGGTTGTATTTATGTCAACTAGGTAATTTATAGTCAACTATACTTCTCCTACCTTCATTCTATGTAGTTTTTCCCAGGTACTTTTTGCCTCCGTGTCACCACTCATTAACCTACGTTTAAACTCAGAATCTTTCATCATTTCTTGAATTTTATAACTTGCTTGTTGTGGAGTTAATGCACCAGAAAATCCTTCAGGAGAGTTTGAACCAACGAAAGATGCTTCACCAATCTTAGATCCGATGTTATGCAAAAACTTCATTGCTCCGGCAGGCCCCATCGCTTCTTTTAAACCTTGGATAACTTCAGAATCTAGACCAAACTTAACTGCCGCTTGATCTACAATGTTTGCGTTTTGTTCATACGCTGCACCCCATTCACTCTTAAGTGCTTTGAGATCATTTTCATGTTGTCTTGACACTTGATTGGTATATTCAGTTTCTCTAGATTTATTAAGTTCGTTGTATCCATTGATTAAAGTTTCAGCTTGTTTTTGAGTTAATCCATTCTTGTGAAAAGTTTCTTTGGCCCAATTAACAAAACCTTCATCAGAATTTGCTGGTGTAGCAAATTTATAATCATTAGCAGTTTTAGGTCTGCCCATTCTGTCATAAATTTCATTCCATTCAGGGGCATCAGATTTTTCAGGTAGTTTTAAAAGTCTTTCTTTAGGTGCGCCCATTAACTTTTCTAAGTTTTGATAAGAATCAACAATTGATCCAACATCTTTAAACCCTTTAGTTTGAACATAACCTCTCTTCCCATCGTCAAGTCCAGTTGTCCAATCAACTTGTTGATTAGTGTTTGTTGGTGCAGATTGATTCTGTTGTGCCATTTGTTCGCCTGAAGGAACGACGTTGATGGTCGCTTGTGTCCCTTGATTTTCGATCATACATTAGTCCTTTTTAGAATAAAGTTCCCAAAGATCTTGAGAACTTAAGTTTAAGTGATTTATAATTCTTAACCACACTTCACGTCTTCCTTCTAAGATAGAATGAATTCGTGGATCTGGATTAAAAGATGATTCGTTTGCGCGACAAAACTTTGCAAGATCTGCCAAAACATTTTTAACTGCCATGTCATCTTTCTTAAAAGTTAACTGATAAGAATGTTGTCTTGAGAATAAAAAGTTTTTCGCTTTAATAACTTTGTCTTTTAGAATGTCCATTATCTCCCCTGTGCGACCGCTGCCGCTTTAATTAGTGCCGCTTGTCCTGGTGCCGCTGCTTGTGCTTGTGCTGCTTGTTGTTGTTGCGCTTCTGAATCTTCAAGTGCCGCAACTTGATCTGGTGTATTCATCCACTTAGTTGGAGATCCTTGAGTCATCGCAATTTCTGGAATCGCAGCTTTAAAATTAAAATGATAAAGTGGTGCCATACTCTGAGTTACGTTTGCAATTTGAAGTGCAGACTCAAGTGTACGCATAAATCCTGAAACAGATTCAGACTGTTGAGATCTTGCTAGTGGAGATTCGTATTGAATTGTGTATTCACCTTTTGCTTCTTTTAATATTCCTGGCATTGGAGGAAGAACACCTTGTCTTGATAAAATATCAAGTTCTCTATCAATCATTGGTCCAAGATATTCAGTTTGTTGCCTTCCTAAAACCGGCGCGATTAAAATTGCTTTTTCTCTCGCTCGCTCCATTACTTCAGTTGCAGTTTGTGTGCCTGTATCAGTTAAGATTTGAAATAAAGAAACTAAGAAAGCATCGTTAATAACTGCTCGCTCATCGTCCATCATGTCTTTTCCAACTGAAACATTTCCAACAGGAAGTGTGTGAACTAACGCTCTTCCTTCAGAAGAAACTCCACCTGCGTTCATGTGTCCAGGTTTCATAGAAAACGTATCGATAATTCCATCGTCATGAACTAAAAGAACTGGATCAACTGCCCTGTGTCCTTGTTTTAGTAATGTTTTCTTTTGTTCATTTAAAGTTTTAACCGCAGGCAATACGTCCATCGCTGGACCACGTCCATAAACTTCTCCTGATGCTTGCTCGTATCTTGAGATCGCATACGGATTAGAATTATACCCACCCCATTCAATTATTTTTTTACCTTCAATAGATAAGTAATAACTTGTAAATTTCATTCCTTTATAGTCGAATCTTTCATAATCAATTTCAGTGTTTGGTCTTACACAATGAAGAAAATAGAATTGTTTATCTGGTGCAGTTTTAATTGAGTTAATTACTGCTTCTGGACATTTATCGCCCCATTTCTGGTAAGCTTGTCTCGCTGTAAGTGGAAAGTGTCTAAGATTTTTATCAACTGTACCTTGATGATTTTCTACAAAGTAGATTTCGCTTAAGTGGATCGATTTATATCTAAGTCCTTTTCCACCAATTAAATCATCAGTGAACATTGCTCCACTTCCAAAAGCACCAATTGATTTCCACACTTGTTGATTTTGTGAAGCGAAGTTTGCTTCTGGTGCATATCTGTATTTAAAAAGAAGTCTCGTTGCTTCTTCGAACCAAATTTGTGCTTGCCTATCTTTTGCTATTAACGGATTACTTGCACCAAGTTTATGCCAAGTTGAATTTCTTGGAGTTAACATTGAATCTAAAATTGCAGCGAAACGATTTAGCGCAATTGTCGGAGTTGAATCAAAAATGAATTCAGTATTTTTTGATCCGTTGGATGAATTACTTCCTTTACTTTTAAACTGTTGAGACTGAGAAGGAATAAATCTTTCCGCAATCTCTGTCCAATGACTCTCCCAATTTCCGCGGTTTCCTTTGACGTGATTAAATTCACTTAATATTTCATCACTAAGCGCGTCCATTTGCGCTTTAGAATAATTTTCCATTTATACTCCTATTACGCACCCAATAATGTTTTCTTGCTTGAGTAAGCATTGCTCCCACTCAATCCTTGAGGGCCAGTTAAAATAGTTGAAGCACGTCCACGTTTTCTTGAACCAGCTAACTGCTCTTGCATATTTGCATCTTCTTTTAATGCTTTCGCCGCCGCTTCTGCTTCTGCAACAGGATCTCCTACTGGACCTGTTTTAGATGGATCGTCTACTGGAAGAGCTGGAAGATCTGGAACTTGTTTTTTCATTAAACCAACTACATCTCCTGCGGAAGCTACACCTAGAGTCGCAGTAGTTCTCGCTGCATCTCCAATGTTTCCTTTATGTAAATCTTCTGATGCACTACCCATTCTTTTTAAAGGATTCTCAACAAATAAATCTGAAGCTCTTCCTGCATATTTTTGCCCATCACTTCCTAAGTTTCTAAATGCTTCATCTCTTCCTTGCTTCACCGCTGTTTCAGTTGCGTTACCCACTTGGTCTGTAGCTTTTGTTACAACTTTCGTAACTTTCTTTACTGGATTACCACCGCCCATAACCTAACTCCCTTGTTAAAAGTATTCTTTGATTTTCTATTGAATGAATCTTGAACCCATTTTTTAAATTAAATATCAATGGGGTTTCTGGATCTTTTATTTTTGTACTAACTGAACAAGCAAAGTATTTACATCCACGTTCTTTTGCTATTTTCGCTAACTCATCGAAAAACTTTATATGAACACTTGATTTTCTTTTTTCAGGAATGACGTAGTACTCTTTTATGAAACACTCATCTTCAAAGATTTGATACACCATGAAACCATTTTCATTTTCAATAGTTTCAGCGTTCGATGTTTCTTTGAAATAATCTGTGTACATACTCATATTTACCCAAATACTTTATAGTCCATGTCTCTTGCGACACCGACTCTTCTATTGTTTTTATAAGTTGTAATATCTTTGCGAGCGACTTTTACAGAAAATGTACAAGCAAGTGCATCAGCATAATCTGGAGATGCTAGACCACGCTTTTTCATTTCTTCTTTTGCTTCAAGTTTGATTCGATCACCCGATCCACTGAATTTATATTCTGGACCAGCTAAATCATCAGCAAGATCTCTATCAAGTGGAAGGCATGAATCACCTAACCAATCTCTCATTCTTGCCCACATCTCAGTTCTTTTATCTGCCCATTGATCTTCATCGGGTGAAGATCCAAATCTCACTTCAAAAACTTTGTATCCCATCTCTCGAAGTCTATCGATAATTCCAGATCCATTCCCACCGTCGATACAAACTGCGTCTGGATTATATTGAGCAATAAGTTCTGCACATTTATTTGCCACTTGCATATTGTCTGCACCTTTCATTTTCACAGTTGGTGGAACGGTACGAGCGTTTCTTCCTTGTCTAAAACAAATGACTGTTGTGTCATCTCCATATCTTGCTGGATCAACACCCATAATTAATGCTGCATGTGGATCTTCTTGAACTTCTCTATTCATCGCGTCTTCAATAATGTTGCGTGAAATAAATTGTTTATCACCTTGTCTTGGGAATTCTCCCTTAACTTCCACTCTTGCTTCATCAGAGTCTTCACCATATTTGTCCACGATCTGTTGAAGTTTAGTGACATCCACTCCCTCAACTTTTCTTGAATCTATATTTCTTCTTTTCCAATAAGCACGATGTCTGTGATGAGTTTCATAAAATTCTCCTGTGTTTCGACGAGGATTGGAGAAACAAAACCAATAGCGGTCTAAGACAGGTTCAGTAAAAAATCCTTCGCTTACTGACCAGATTGGGGCAGGGATACCAGACGCTTCGTCGAATATTAGGAGTATTCCATTATGATTATGCACACCTGCGAAGGCATCGGGGTTCTCTTCAGACCAAAGTTGTGCCTGTGCATAATAATAACCAGTGTCGATTTTTTCTTGATTCTTTAATAATTCTTCAAACCACGGTGCGGCTTTTAGCGACAACGTATTTTTTTCAAACCAATGGGAGTTAATAGAGAGTGTGTGCCACTTACCTAATTCTGCCCATGTTCTAGATTTTAATTGTTGTTCAGTATTTGCAGTTACAATCGAAGTTGAACCTAAACGTGTTGTTGCCATCCAATGAACTAACCATGAGGTCAAAGATGATTTACCTATCCCACGGCCACTTGAGGTGGATGATTGATACATAATTGGTTTTTGATTGTTTAAAATTTTTATTTTGTTTTGTCGGATGTGGTCTGTGATTGCTTGAAGTTCGTCACGTTGCCAAGTTCTTGGACCTTTGAAGTGTTCAAGTGGTGTACCACGCTTTCCCCAGGGATAAGAAAACAAAACGAACTTTTCCAAATCATCGGATATGTTCTTGTCCCATAACTCAGTCATTAACATTTGTTCATCTTTTGAGTTGTATACTTTTTGCGGTTGTGCCATCTCAAAAGAATCTCGGTGTTAATAAGTATTTAAGCTTTATTGTGTTTTGGATTGGTTGACAAATCAACAACAAAAAATTTTACCGATGTGATTTTGTCATCTTTGACGGATTTGCTTTTGTAGAAAAAATAAAAAAATTTAAATTTAAAAAATGAATTGGCCGTCTACCGTACAGTATATACATTCAGTGGCCGGCGCGAGTTTCGGGGGTATGGGGCACCCCTACCCGGTCTATTTTTTATCAATGGGGGGTATGGGGTTATCGTCTTGATTCGTTGCGTTATCTGCTACATCAGGTTTATAACCTAGTGTACTATCCTCGCAAGTATCTGAATTTATTGAGTATTCAGCGTCAATAGTATTATCCAAGTAGCAATCAGGTAGCAACGCGCGTTTTCTCGCGTCACTTAAAGCTTGCGATATATCTATTGTTTGGTTAACCGTAACATCAATACGATCACCATAAACTTGTGGAATTCTTTTAGATAACACCCATTTTATATTATCTGATTTTAAACGCGCTTTATAAACGTCTGGCTCATCTTCTGCCATTCTTAATAAATTATCCTCTAGAGTCTCTAAATAGGTTGCTCGGGCGTGCGTAAAGGCCGCCTGAAAATCTAAATCATGTGTACGTTCCCATTGCAATGCTTTTTCGCTACACAGAGCTAAATCAGGCAAATCTTTTATCCTTCTTCCATCTGCTAAATATTCTAGAATTTTATCTTTTTGCTCTTTAGATAGTAATGATTTTTTCTTCCTAGCACTCAATTCATTCATTTATTTTATTCCTTAACACCGTGTAATTATTACATAACTAAAATATTGTTATACAATCTATTGACTTTATCTATAATATGTTATACACTCTATTGAGGGAATCAACCCTACTTAACCAAAGGATACAAAATGAAGTTTTTATTGTTTTTATCATTACTAACCATTGTAGACGCTAAAGCAACATGTTTACAAGATGGGGAACTTGATCTAATTAACGGTCTTGATCCAGAGCAAGCGCGTGAATTTTTAATTGATAAGGAAAAACTCCTTAATTCAAAAACATGTGCTGATACTGCTGAAGGAATTGATTTTGATAACATACGTGAAATGAAAGAGAACGTTGAAACAATTTTGAAAGGGAGTAAATAATGGGAACGCGAGCGCAAATCAACTTAATAGATAACGATAACAACTTGTTAAAATTTTATCGTCACAGTGACGGTTATCCTGAATGTGTTGTTCCAAGTTTAAACATTTTAATCGACTGGATAAAATCAGGTAAGTGTAGAAATGATTTAATGCAATGTTCAGGTTGGTTAGTAATTATAGGACACAATGAATATGTAAAAGAAGAATTAACCCCAACTGAACCAACTTTAAAAGGATATTGTGGTTGGAAGGTAGGCGCGTATGAACCTACTCCTTTTGATCATGAGGATAGGGCTTTTTTATATGAGTTGAACGTTGAAACTCTAGAACTAAAAGTTAACGGTAAGAAGTACAAGGCAACTAAAAAACAAAAAGAAGAGGTGTAAAATGAAAGTAATTTTTGAGGGAGCTGGATGGGATAAAGCAGAAAACAATGGTGTGGGAAATTGCAGAATAAGAGGCGTTTTCACAACTAAAAAAGGTAAACACGTATATTTAGAAATGAGTGGATATAAAAGACACGGTCACACCCCTAAAAGTCTTAGTCATTTAGATTTTATCTGTCACGTTAGTCATTGTTTTTATATGGATGACTTGGAAAGTAATCGATCTAGAGAAATTGATTATATTGAAAGGGAGTGGCGAGTAGAATACACCAAAGGTAATATTGTAAAACTACTCAATCACTTAAACGTTGAATGTACTGAAATTGAAGTTTTAAATACTGACTATTGTGTTTTTGATGATGAAAGGTATTTGGCTTACGAAAAGCTAAAAGAAGAAAAGAGAGGTATAAAATGAGAATGATATCAAGCTTTTTAGCATGTGCAATGTATAACGCTGATACTTCTGGATTGAATGATAGTGAAATCGAACTAATAAAAGATTTCCCTGATTTTACAATTACTGATTATAAAAGTGATAGTAATGATATAAATGCACGTTGTTCTATTACTGGTTTATTTGACCATTGTGTTGAAATTGAAATAACTAAAAAAGAAGAGGTGTAAAATGAGTACAGCAAAATATTTATTCAGTTCAGATAAAGAGTATCTAGATCAAAATGTTATTTTAAATGCATTGGTTAAAGAGTCTATAAAACCATTGCAAGTACATTTAAAAGATTTTATGTATTGGAGTGACGTTAAATTTGAAGATATTGAATGTAGATCTAGAGACGGTTTTATTCCTTATTCAAATAATTGTGGCGGTTATTCATTCCATAGTGTGATTCCTTATTGTGAACATGGTGACGATAGTGTTTTAGACGATGACTGTTATGTTGACGGCGAGTTACAAGATGACTTCGATTGTGACGGTCACTACGATAAGGGTTTATTTATTCAATTTAAGTATGAGGGATTAGACGAAAAAAATAACCATGTGTTTTATATGAACATTAGTTATGGCAATGGTGACGCTCCTTATTTTAGAAATAAGTACATTCCTACAATATTCGAGCGTGAGATTAGAGATAAAACCATTTTTGGTATTAAGAAAAAACTTAATACGGTAGTTAAAGCAATGATTAAAACTTTAAAAAGTGAGGGTATTTAAATGAAAAAATTAAATTTTAATGATCTAGTTGAACTATCCGTTAAAACTAATGACCAGACCTATAAGACTATCGATATATCTTTAATTATTGACGGTGAAACATGGCAAGCCTATGAAGTATCAATCTCAAACAGAGACTTATTATTTTTTACTGATAAAGGAATGGCCACTTATTTAATTGATAGTTATAGCGATACTGACCATAGGGCCGAATTGTACGACTGGTACAGCGAGCAACAAACTAGTTTTAACTAATACTAATATAACTTTTACATAGTAGTAGCAATCAACCCTACTACTATGTTATTCAATTCTGTTAACCAATAAAGGACAACCATGAAACACTCATTTAAAGTACCAACAACCGAAGAAGAAAAAAAACAACGTAGTGAATGGGCAAAAAACGCTAGGGCAGCACGTTCAACTAAGGTTAAAGTTCCAACGGCTATCAGATTACTACCCGAACATCTTAACGCCTTAAAGGCTATCGGAGATGGAAATTTAAGTTTAGGCATAAAGATAGTATGCGAGCGTTTCAATCTAGTATTAAATACAGACGATAGCCCGACAAAATTAGATTACTTAAAGAAGTGAGGGAATGAACATACATAAATAAAGGTTATTGAAACCCATTTAACTCTATTAAAACATTTAAGGTTAAAGGACCGTGTTACCCGGTTAAGGTTGCTGTATTGGTATGACCAACTAAGCCTACCAATCCAATACCCTACTATTCCCTTAGTTACCAATCCGTTGGTTGCTTAGTGGGTTAAACAACCGTGAAACTTAATAACTACGTAACTTCAATAGTCATAACCGATCAACCCCGATCAACGGTTATCGGCTAAAACATTCAACCCTACTTCAAAAACTCAACCCCACCAAATACCCTCAAAAACATTAATCACCCCTATTTCATCAAACGCGCTTGGATCTCCATTCCAAAAATATTTCCATGAAATTGGAAAATTAATTACGGCCAGTTTTTTATTTTTGAAATCCATTTTTCGTTTTTGAAGCTACACTTTTTTTGCAAGGCATTCTGGGAGGATTTGAAAAACAACCCACATAAATAATGTTTAAGCCGGTCCTACCTTTCCAACAAAAACACTCGAATCTTACACCGTTCTTAATTATTTATTAAAATCAAGAACACAGCACAAAATCCGGTACGCTTAAGTACTTGAAATCAATTAGGAATTAGACAATGTTCCATTGTTCCTTTATTATATATATATATATTATATACATACATGTATGTTACTGGTGTCTGTATACTGGTGGATATACCGTACTCCACGTATACGCTGGCGATGTTGAAATGTTCACCGGAATGACAGAACTCCGCACAAATGGCGTAACTCCATGATATTGTTCACTTATTTTGTGCTGCATTTGTACCGGCGTTCCAGAGAATTGCAAAAAATTGTTCTGTTGGATTTAAAAGTCTATATTTTCTATTGTTTATTTGAACTTAAGATAAATCACCGGGTGAGCGATTTTTATTGTGGCATTTGATTCAATTAACACGTCCGAAAGGTTATAAAGATTAAATCTGTCTTTTTCGTATCCTCTTTTAACGCAGCGAACAACGATTTTGTCTTCTAATTCGACAACACAGAGTCTATCTAAAATATCAGTAAATCCGAAGTTTGTATCATTGGTTGATTGCTCGGTGTAGTAAATTAGTCCACCGTCTAAAGGACTAAGTTTGGAACCATTGGTTTGGAGTCTTAAGCATAATGATTTAGATCCAGCAAATATTGGTCTTGGAGCAGTTTGTGGTCCTTTGGGTGGTTCAATATATACGGTCAACTCTCCATCAACCCATCCATGAATTTTTAGTTCTCCATCATTTTCAACTGGTTTAACGTCAACACCCGATCTTGCTATTACTTCCCCTGGATCAACGTTTAAAAGGTTGGCAATAACGGATACGTCTTTTGCGCTCATGCGTCGTTTGCCGCGAAGCATCAAAGAAGCATGTGATTTATGGACACCGAGTGCATTGGCAAGAGTGGTTTGGTTTAGCCCTCTAGCTTTAAGTTTAAGTTGAAACCAAGTTGTGTCTGTATTGTAGGTTTGAGGTACAGATTTTGAATTAGAAGGTTTAACCTTCTTAATCGACTGTTTCTTTACCGAAGACATCTTATGCCTCAATTGCTCAGCGGTTATGTTTTTCATGCAATTAACCTCAAAACTATACTCCTTTATACATCAACGTACAACCTAGGTATTTCTACCACTAAATCAATCTTGTTGCAACCTGACACAAATCATCAAAAATCACCCATTTTGGTTGCCAAAAACGAAACAAAGTTGTCATAATTTATACTTAAAATGGATAAATCATGGATATTCCAATGGGAATAAAACACAAAGTTGACAAAAGATTGTTTCAACGTGGAAAGAAACAGACCACTAAGTATGTGTCACAAGCGCGTCGTGTAATTGCTAAGTTTGGTGGAGCTACAAAACTCTCAAAGGCACTAACTCAAATTGGAAAACCAAAGTGTAGAGTCCAAGTTTCAAAATGGGATATGAGTATTGAAGCCGGTGGAACTGGTGGAATTATACCAGCAAGAGCAATGATGGATGTTTTGGAAGCTGCACGTTATGAAGGAATTATGCTTTCAAAAGAAGATTTGGATCCAAGAGAGATGGCAGTTAACACTAGAGATTTTCCAGAAGTTGTATCACAACCATCAATCGATCCAATCGATCAAAATGAGTGAGATAAAAAAACGTTTCGTCATGGGTGTTGATCCAGGCATTAAAGGTGCCATATCCGTACTCGATCTATATTCCCCTACCTTAATTCATGGACAAAGATCTTTTGAGCTAATTGGAGTTTGGGATATGCCTACCACAACGGTAAAAGTCGGATTAAGTTCAAAAAACAAAATAGATCTTCATAAACTCACCTTATTAGTTGGTCTTCATGCAAAACAGACGATGGTTGCAATGGTTGAAGAAGTTGGAGTGATGAGTGGAGAAGAAGGAAGAGTATCCATGTTTAATTTTGGATACAGTGCCGGAGCTATAGCTGGCATTATCGCATCGTCACTAATCCCTATTCACATGATTAAACCAAGTGTTTGGAAAAGTGATATGGGTTTATCTTCAAATAAAACTGAATCAAGAGATATGGCATCTAACTTATTTCCGAGTCACATCTCTCAATTTAAAAGAGCAATGGACGATGGAAGAGCGGAAGCTGCTTTACTTGCATATTATGCAGCAAATCATATTTTATCTGAAATAAAAAAAGAGAAAATATCCTAGTGGAAAAACCATTTGAATACCAAATTGAAGGTGCAAAGTGGTTGAAATCAAAACACCATGCACTTTTAGCGGATGAAATGGGCCTTGGAAAATCCAGACAAGTGGTTATGGCAACGGATGAGATAAACGCAAAATCCATTCTCATAATTTGTCCAAGTGTCGCTCGCATTAATTGGCAAAGAGAGTTTAATTTGTGGAGTATTCTATCTCGGGATTTCACTATATGTGAATCACACAGTGATTATCCAACGAATCATACAATTGTCTCTTATGATTATGCTACTAATCACACAGATAGGTTAACAAATCTTGAGTGGGATTTACTCATCATTGATGAGAGTCATTTTATAAAAGCAGTTGATGCAAAAAGAACGAGTGCAATCCTTGGTAAAAGTGGAATTATAAGATCCGCAAAAAGATGTTGGGCATTATCTGGTACACCTGCACCGAATCATGCAGGAGAGTTATGGCCACTACTTTATACTTTTGGAATCACAACACTTCACTACTCTCAATTTATATCTCAATTTTGTAACTCTTATATATTCAGAAAAAAGATATGTGTCACAGGCACTAAAAAACGCATGATTCCAGTAATTAAAAACTTATTATCAAACATTATGCTTAGAAGATTAAAGGATGACGTTATGAAAGAGCTACCTCCAATTCACTACACTCACTTCATTGTTAAACCTGGAAGAGTTGAACCACTACTGCAACCTTCATTTGCAAAATACTGTGTACCCGAATTGAATTTGGAACAACTACGTATTGATGTGGAAGCGCAACGTGATTTAATTGAAAAGTTTCTAGCTGGTACAGGAATTGAAAGTAAAAACGGACTCAAAGTATTAGATGGAATCGCAGAAAGTATCGCAACACTTAGACAATACACTGGTATGCAAAAAGTTGATCCAATTGTTGAGATAGTTAAACAAGAATTAGAAGCAAAAACATACGACAAACTTGTAATATTTGCCATCCACCGTGGAGTAATTGAAGGTTTAAGACGCGGCCTTGTAAAATATAAACCAGTAACTCTCTACGGTGGAACCGATCCAAAACAACGACAAAGAAACATAGATAAATTTCAAAACAATCCAAGATGCAAAATATTCATTGGAAATATAATGAGTGCTGGTACTGCAATTACATTAACAAATGCACACAATGTTATTTTTGCAGAACAAGATTGGGTGCCAGGCAACAATGCACAAGCTGCTATGAGATGTCACAGGATTGGTCAAACAAAACCAGTACACGTTAGATTTTGTGCCCTTGGAAATTCTTTTGATAATAAAATTGCACAAGCACTTAAAAGAAAAACAGAAGAGTTAACTGAAATATTTAATTAGTTTGACTCTACGTATCATTCACTAACTAGTTGAAACAAGAATTTGTAAGTATTTTTTTAAAATCTCCGTGTTGACGAAAAAGAAACTAAGGTGCTAATTATGATACATATAAGCGCATCAACCTAAATTAATGCACAAAGACGCATCTATTTACACTATGGAGTGACACTATGTCTATCGGTAAAATCAGTTTGGTTATAGAAGCTAGTAACATCGATGAAATAATGAACATGTTAAAAGTATTGAACAAAAAAGAAGATTTTAACCTACCACTTCCAATAGAAATCCAATCGGGTACAAAAGTTAATGTAAAAAAAGAAAAGAATATAAAAGAAAATAAAGATTTAGATAATAATTCAAAAATTGAAAATGAAAAAAAACCAACGTACAAATCTAAAGATGAAGTAACGAATGTACTTCAATCTTTAATTTCATCTAAAGGTTATGACGTGGCAAAAGAAGTATTAGCAGAATACGGATATATAAAAGTGTCGGATATTTCACCAGAAAAATATGATGAGATCATAAAAGCTTGCACGGAGAAGCTTGCATAAAATGAACGCTTTAAATTTAAACCCTATATATGAGAAGGAACACTCTCCTTATGGAGCGTCTTCACTTAGTCGCTACTCTAAGTGTCCAGGTAGCATCAATTTAAGTAAGGACATCCCTTCTACTACTTCGGTGTATGCAAAAGAAGGGACGTTAGCTCATGAAATGATCGAATTAATTTTAACTGATAAAAAATCATTAAGTGAACTTGAAGGATTACAAATATACGACGCGGTTAAATTATACATAAATTACATCCATGCAATTTTAAATATAAATACTGACTCATATATAGAGTACAAGTTTGATTTATCTCAGATATTTGATGGAATGTTTGGTACAAGTGACGCAGTAATTTATAACCGCGCATCAAAAAAACTGCATGTAATAGATTATAAACATGGTGCAGGAGTGGCAGTTGAAGCAAAAGATAATTTGCAGCTTCAGTTTTACGCTCTTGGATCTTTACTTAATTTAAATTTACCTTGTGAAGAAGTTGAAATGACTATCGTTCAACCACGGTGCAAACACGATGCAGGCCCTATAAGATCTTGGAGTGTGCCTTCAATTCACTTCATTGATTTTGCAGCGGATTTGAAGATGTATGCAGTAGCAACTCAAGATCCAAACGCTCCATTAATAGGTGGAGATCACTGTATGTTTTGTCCTGCTTCAAAGATTTGTCCATCGTTTGTTAAACCGAAAAAAATAATTAAAAACGTTGATCCTAGAAAACAATTTACCGTCGTAACTGACGAAAACTAAAAGGAGTTTTATGAGCGTAATGACACCGAAGTTTAGAGTATCGTATCCAAATGTTTTTAAACCAAAAAGAAATGAGTTAAGTAAAAAAGATGAGTACTCAGTGGTAGCACTTTTTCCAAAAGATGCTGATTTATCTGCATTAAAAGCTGCGGTTAAAAAAGTAATTGAAGACAAACTTGGAGCAGATGAGAAGAAATGGCCTAAGAATATTCGCCTTCCATTTAGAGATCAAGGTGAAAAGAAAAAAACTAATGATGAAGGTAAAGAAGTTCTACCAAGTGGTCACGTTGAAGGTGCAATATTTTTAAACCTTAAAAGTGCAACTAGACCTGGTGTTGTTAACCAAGCAGTTGAAGACATTATTGATGAAACGGATTTCTACGCTGGATGTTGGGCAAGAGCTACTGTTAACCCATACTACTACGATCAAGCTGGAAACAAAGGTGTTTCTCTTGGTTTAGTTAACATTCAAAAAGTTGGTGAAGGAGATCCGTTAAGTGGAAGAAGCACTCCTACGGATGACTTTGCACCAGTAACTACAACTACTAAAGATGCAACAGGATTGTTTTCTTAAACATGGAAGAGAAAAAACCAAAAGTTATTTTAATAAAAAAGGTAGATAGGCCACATCCTATCTACCTTAAAAAACCTTCACCCATTGAGAAGAAAGAAAGTGAAGAAGTTAAAGAATACGATTTAGTTAGATTTGAAATGGAAACTGAAAACACTACGGAATTACAATGAACATGGTCCACATAGATTTTGAAACAAGATCAACAGTAGATCTAAAGAAATGCGGTCTGCATAATTATGCAACGGATTCTTCCACTGAAATCTTGTGTTTAGCTTATGCATTTGATGACAGTGAAGTTCATCTATGGAAACAGGGTGACGCGATACCTGCCGATCTAATTTCGCATGTTAGTGATGGCAGGACTATCGTGGCGCATAATGCACATTTTGAAATTGAGATATGGAATAGTATTTGTCACTTAAGATATGGATGGCCTGCAATTGATATTGAGCAAATCTACTGCACGATGGCAATGGCTTATGCAATGGCACTCCCTGCAAAATTAGAAAATCTTGCTCCTGCTTTGGGATTATCTATTGAAAAAGATTCTGCCGGTGGACGCATCATGCTCCAACTCTCCAAACCGAAAGACATAGTTGATGGAGAAATCATTTGGTGGAACCGAGCAACTTATGCAGAAAAATACGAAAGAGTTTATGCATATTGTAAACAAGACGTTGAAGTTGAAAGAGAAGTGCATAAAAGAATGATGGAGTTATCTCCAAGTGAGAGAGGTCTATGGATTTTAGATTATAAAATAAATAAACGAGGCATCCAAGTTGATATTGAATCAATTAAATCAGCGATGAAAATAATAGATTCAGAAAAAATAAGATTAGATAATGATATGAAAAAAATTACTAACAACGCTGTTTCTACTTGCACAGCAAGTGGACAATTAAAGGATTGGTTGATTGCAAATGAAGTCTACACTACGAGCGTATCGAAAACTGATGTCACAGAATTACTCAAATCAGAAATTCCAGCAAGTGTTCGAGCAGCACTTCTACTCAGACAGGAAGCTGCAAAAGCATCAACTGCCAAATTATCTGCAATGTTTGATAGAGCTAACGTTGATGGAAGAATTAGAGGCACGACACAATACCACGGTGCCTCTACTGGACGTTGGTCAGGACGAGGAGTCCAGGTACATAACTTACCTAGACCACAAATCACGCAAGAAAAGATTGATTCAATATTTAGATTAATAAACGAACCTACCGCATCCGCACAAATTGAAATGTTATATGGTCAACCTACTACCATTCTATCTGACTGTTTACGTGGATTTATAACTGCAAAAAAAAATCACAGTTTAATCGCATGTGACTACTCTGCAATTGAAGCAAGAGTTTTAGCTTGGTTAGCAGGAGAAGAAAAAATACTAGATGTATTTAGAGGACATGGAAAAATATATGAAGTTCAAGCATCGGAGATTTTTAAAGTTAATTTGGAAGACGTTACTAAAGAGCAGCGTCAAATTGGTAAGGTGGCTATACTTGCACTTGGTTATCAAGGTGGAGTTGGTGCTTTTCAAAGCATGGCAAAAAATTACAATGTCAAAGTAAGTGATGCCAATGCGGATGAAATTAAAAAAGCTTGGAGAAATGCTAATCCGCGTATTGTTAACTACTGGTACTCTCTTGAACACGCAGCAAAAGAAGCAATCAGAAATCCAGGGAAAACTTTTACAGCTAACACAGTTAAGTACAAAGTATCAGGCACATTCCTTTGGTGTTTACTCCCAAGTAACCGTGCAATTTGTTATCCATATCCAAAATTAGAGACACTTCTCACACCTTGGAAAGAAGAGAAAGAAACCATTTCATATATGGCAGAAAATGCGACTTCAAGAAAATGGGAAAGATCAAAAGCGTACGGTGGATTGTTAGCAGAAAATGTTACTCAAGCAGTAGCAAGAGATATTTTAGCGGAAGCAATCGTTCGTCTAGAAGAAACTAAATACACAGTTGTCATGCACGTTCACGATGAAATTGTATGTGAAATACCAAAACTATTTGGATCTGTTGAAGAGATGGAAAAGATCATGTGTGAGCTACCTACATGGGCGAAAGGTTTGCCGATCAGTGCCGAAGGATGGCTTAAAAAAAGGTATCAGAAATGATGGATAATAATTCCAAACTAGAACATGCACTTGAGTTGGCCAAGATGGGGTTTCATGTATTCCCACTTAAAACTAATTCCAAACTGCCACTAATAAAAGATTTCCCAAATGTAGCTTCAAGAGATCCCAAAAAGATTGAATCTCTTTGGAGAGATCCGGTTATGGGAATGGAGCGTGACTACAATATTGGTATAAGTACATCAAGATTTGGTGAAGATGAATTTCTTCTTGCAATTGACGTTGATAATAAAGGAAAGAAAAAGGGAGATGAAGAGTTATTAAAGTTAGAACTTCAAGGAAAAGAATTCCCTCCTACTTTTACTCAGATAACTCCAACTCTAGGAAAGCATTTAGTATACAGAGTAAATAAACCAATTAAACAAGGTGTGAACACTCTCGCACCTGGAATAGATACAAGAGCAAACGGTGGGTATATCGTTGGAGCAGGATCAACACTGGACGGTAGATTCTATACAAGAAACGATAAACCCATAGTGTATGCACCTGAGTATTTAATTGAATCGTGTGCAAAAAATGAAAGAGTTGAATTAAAAATAGTAACTGATGCAAAAATCAACACTGATTCTGCTATTAAAAGAGCTACACATTATCTTGAAAAAGAAGCACCACTTGCAATCGAAAATCAAGGTGGAGATCAAACCACGTTTGTTGTTTGCGCTAAATTAAAAGATGAAGGTTTAAGCGAGAGTGACTGTTTAAAATTACTTACTGAACACTGGAACGATAGATGTAGTCCACCTTGGTCAATTGAAGATTTAGAAAAAAAAATAAAAAATTCATTCGACTACGGCGTTAATGAACCAGGGAGCAATGCACCTGAATCTGTTTTTACTCCAGTAGAAAAAACTGAAGCAACAGAAGAAACAAAATCTTTTCTTCAAAAATTAAACGACACATTCGCTGTAGTCTTTTTCGATGGAGGTCATTCAATTCTTGAAGAAACTATATCCGGTGGAAGAAAGACAATTAAGTTTCATAATGAAGCATCATTTAAAAGATTATTTTCCAATAGAATATTGGAGAGTAAAAAAACTTGGGCAGAAGCATGGCTTAATTGGACTGGAAGAAGAGACTACAATGGTATTGGATTTTTCCCTTTAATCGATCCACCAAAAGGTTACTACAACACATGGAGAGGTTTTGCAGTTGAACCACTTCCATATAAAGATGCAACAAAAGAAGCAAGAGAAGGCCTGGACATGCTTCTGTCTCACGCACTTACTAATCTATGTAAAGGTGAAGAAGAACATTTTAATTGGTTGATAGGATACTGTGCCCACATGATCCAAAGACCTTGGGAGAAACCTTTAACGTCAGTTGTATTTAGAGGTCAAAAAGGTGTTGGTAAAAGCTTCTTTGTAGAAAGACTTCAAGAGTTAATTGGAACGGAGCATTTCCAAATCGCAGCGAACGTTAGGTATTTAACGTCTAACTTTAATTCTTTCATGGAGTCGTGTCTTTGTTTAGTTTTAGAAGAAGCATTTTGGAGTGGAGATAAAGCAGCGGAAGGGCAATTTAAATTTTATACAACTTCAAAAACTATCCCAATTGAGCGTAAAGGAAAAGAAACCTACAACATAAATAATTATATCAGAATTTTCAATATCACTAATGAAGATTGGGCAACTCCTGCAAGTAATGATGAAAGAAGAGTCGCTGTATTCGATGTTGGTGAAGGAAGAAAACAAGATTTAAATTTCTTTGGTCTAATGAAGAAAAGATTAACCGAACAAGGTGGAAACAGAGTTTTACTTCACTACCTTCAAAACTTTGATTTATCTAAAGCAGACATAAATCAAATACCAATGACAGAAGGTTTACTTGCTCAAAAGATTGAGTCTTTAGATTTATTTAATAAGTTTTGGTTTGATTCTTTAAGAGATGGATACGTTTTAAATACAGGTGTTAACGTCTGGTTAGAAGATGTAGAAAAAAAATCTTTTAGAGATGCATTTTATCTTTACTGCAAAAATGCAAACGTAAGATCTCGCCTACTGCCATCTGATATAGCGGTAGGTAAAGCGTTAAGAAAAGTTTTGCCTCAAATTGTAGCCGACCAAAAGAAAAGAGTTGGGACAGAAACAATACACATCTACCGCTTCCCTACTCTCCAACAATGTAGAGATGCTTGGGATGATTTTATGAAACAAAAAACTAAATGGGATGAATAAGGAGTTATATGAAAAAGAAAAATGATTTTACTGAAGTTGAAACTGAAGTTTTTTTAACTCCAAGAGAGTTAGCGAAACGTTGGTCCATGCACCCTACTGCTCTTTCAAATTGGAGATCAAAAAATAAAGGACCAAAGTACGTACAATTACTTGGTCACAAGATCCTCTACTCTCTCAGAGAGTTAGAAAGATTTGAGAAAGAGCAAACAGTGGAAGTAGAAAATGACTAACTTAAAATCACACATGAGAAGACACGGTATTATGGATATTAAAGATTCAGTATTATTCAGAGATGTATTTAACATGATGAAAGATACAAAAAGAAAAAAAGAATTAGAAATATTAAGTCTTAAGATGGAATACGGATCTAAATGGTCTGAAGTTTTAAGATTAAAAGAGATTGATGAACAACAGAAGAAAGTTGAACGAGATGAAAGGAGATTCACAGATGGTAGATAAAGTAGTTGCAGTAATTTCTTTTACTCTACTCATAACTGTTATGGTCTTGTTTGGTTTAATTATAGGAGTGATTCTATGATCTTCTCCTCCTATCTAATCTTCAAAACCCTAGCATGGTCAGTATTTATTCAGTCAGCTTTGTTTTTCGTTGGTTTAATTTGGTTTGTTTGGTTTAAGAAAGGGGAAGTGGAATGAATCGATATGTGTATTTAAGTCCCGATGGGCAGTACATTATTGAAGTAGATAAAAGTAATAGAAATTTTTATGACATAATCGGTTATTGCTTTGAAAATAAAAACGATCGTGGTGATTTTATTTTTGACTTATGTGGCTGTGATTTTCAAATGATATTTTCCGCATGGGAATATTTAGGAGAAGTTTAAATGAAAAATTGTCCAAAGTGTAAGTATGAAGGACTTAATTTTGCAATGGAAAAAAGTCCAGATGGGAATACTATATGTATGATGTGCCAATACAAAGCACCCCATTCAGCATTTATAGGAGCTATAACAATAACTGAAATGAGTTTTGATCTTGCATGGTCAAAATCAATTAGACCAATTCATGAAGTTTAACATAAAGCTACATTAACATTAAAGGAAAATCTTAAAAAAGAATTGGGGTTTTAACAAAGGAGTAACTATGACTTACGCACTTAAAGTGATTGAAGGATTTGCATTTGGTTTAGGATTAATTTTGGCAGCGGTAGCTATGAGAATTGTGTTTCATGTTGGATTTAATGGTTAACCCTTAGGGGTTTAATTCATGCACAGGTTTAACCCAAGCTGGATGTTACTGTGCATGTTTTTAAGGAGAGGGGAATGATCTTAATACATAAAGAAACTGCGGAGATAATAGAATATAAACCGTTAACTATGGAGATGGATTTCACAACAGGTAGATGCTGCATAGAGCAAAGATTCTTTATGGATGAAAATTTAGAAATACCTTTTGATGATCTAGAGGATGTAACTAATTTCATTAGTAACTTTGAAATACTAGGATGGATTTAATGAAAACAAATTCAGAAATAGTGGCTGAGATTGAGAGAAAAATAAAAATAAGCGAAAAAGAAACTTCAGAAAATAATAAGAAAGATGCTTTTCTAAAAAACCGAGGTCAGTATTGGTTTCATAGACACAGTATCACATTATACAAAGACCTCCTCTCTTGGATCACCCAAGAAAATAATCTTGATGGGCTGTCGGATGATTAAGAAGAAAATTAGGAAACCGAGAGATCTTAAAAGAAAATATAATGGCAAAGGGTATCCTTCTTTAGGCGTCGTAATATGCAGCAATACAATTGAAATATTTGCAGGTTTTCGTGGGCTTTTATTTTTAGATTTAAAAGAAGCCAAACGCCTCGCAAAGTTTCTAGATCAGTACATAAAATGGAGAGAGCAGAAATGATTAAGTGGTATAAGTGTACGGATAAAAAGCCTAAACGTGAATTGATAATTCTATTTAGTTCTACATGGGGAAACATTGACTTTGCTTATTTCAAAAACTGCTCTAAAGATAAAAAGACATTGTTTGTTGATACAGTACCGTCTAATGGAGAAGAACTTACTGAATGGGAAGTTTTTGCACCTGATTACTTTTGGGCATACGCATCTGATTTTAATTTTCCAAAGGAGAAGGAATAATGAAACTAAAAAATGAAACTATTTACATGTGCAAAAAGAGGGGAGAGATTTATTTATTTACAAGTAAATCAGAATATGAAGAAGAAAATAGCTACTCATTTACAATAGTACACGAAGAACAATTGGAGTTTGACCAAGGCTTTGTGTCTGGTAAATCTAACTGGAATAGAGCGACTAAATACTTAGTTAAGATAGGGCAATTGTGAAATTAAAAAAAACAATTAAGAAATGTTACGATGTGGTGGAGGCTAGAAATGATTAAGAAATATAGAAAGAAGCCAGTAGTAATTCAGGCAGTTCAATGGACGGTGAACATTGAAGCAGAAGAGGCCATAACAAAAATGGGATGCAAGTTTAAGCCAGTTGACATGACCGATTATATCCTGATTGAAACTCTTGAGGGTATCATGAGATGTGATCCATGGGATTACATTATTAAAGGTGTAAAGGGAGAATTTTATCCATGTAAACCAGACATATTTGAAATGAGTTATGAAGAGGTAGAGAATGAGTGAGAAAAGTTTGGAGAAGTGGAAATGAAACTCCTCCTCTTAACACTTTTAAGTTCATGTGCCCACGCTCCGGTTTATCAGGAGAGTTGTTATGATAGGTGTTTGAAGATTGGATTGTATGTTGATTATGAAAGTGAACAATGTGCTTGTAGGAATTGGAGGGGAAAATAATATGTCATTAGCATCCGTAATTAAAAATTTCAGAGATGGCATGTATGCAATGACGGATAAGAATATTGATGAAATTGAGATTAACCTCCCAGAAGAAATTTATGAACAACTTCAAAGTGAGTTAGTTTTTGTAGACCCTATGTTAAAACAGTTTGAATCGCCAGAAATGAGATTCATGGGTATGAAAATTAGATGTGTTTACAAAGGAAACAAATGATTAACCAAATCCTAAAAGATTGCCAAGATGAATTGGGGTAATCAATAACAGTTATCCTTCTCAAAGCGATGGTACCAAGAATTAAGTTTATTAAATTTAGTTACACATTCTTCAGGGCTTAATTGAATTGCTTTCCACTCTTCTCCACTCAACTTCATATCAACAGCAAGACCACACTGAACCGCTAACTCTTGATGATACTTTTCGAACACACCTTTCTCAGTTGGATGTTTCACCACACATTCTTTTTCACTACACCCTACCAACATTAAGACCAATGGAACTAAGAGCTTCATGACTACCCTTTTGATTTGCTACTTGGATGCTACTTGGAAGTTTTTGTGGATTTTTTAATTTTTTCAAAAACCCTTGTAACTATTTGTTATCATTGAGGTGGTGCCCAGTGAGGGACTCGAACCCCCACGATTGCTCACTAGGTTCTAAGCCTAAATTTTAACAAAAAACCCCTACATTTTCGCATGTAATCATTTCACTATACCCTTGTTTTCATAGGGAAAATGAATTATTAATACATCCGTGTAAATCTTACCTCATTTTATGAGTTGCTACTTAGGTGCTACTTGGAACAAAAACGGAGAATGTGTGGAATTAAAAACTGATTTCTTATCTAGAATAAAAGCGGCGAAAGTTGGAGAAGTTATTTGGGATAAAGGAAGTACTGCTTCAGTCGGAGGTCTTCAGTATGTTTTAAATTCCAACGGTAAAGGAAGCTTCTTAATTTATTATAGAACTAAATCAGGATTACAGCGTAGGCCAAAGATAGGCACCTTTCCTGAAATCAGTGTTGGTCAAGCAAGAGCTAGTGCAAAAGAAATATTAGTACAAGTTGCTAATGGTGAAGATCCACAAGGTGAAAGAATTAAATCAAAATCCGAATTAACAGTAGATCAATTATTTCAAAGAGTATGGACAGAGTTTTGGGATACAGAAAGGTTTCATCAATCAGATTGGGCGTATCTAGTTAAGTGTTATTATAAAACCAGAATAAAACCGACTTTCGGCACCACTCCAATATCCAAAGTAACTACTGTCGCAGTAAGAGTGTGGCATCAGAAAATGCATAAACACCCTGTTACTGCTAATCGATCATTAGAAGTACTTAGTAAAATGATGAGTTTTGCTGAAGAGTTTGGACTAAAAGCACTCGGCACCAATCCGTGTAAGTTAACCAAATTTAAAGCGAAGAAAAGAAATAGATACGCAACAGTAGATGAAATCAGAAGCATCGCTGCAATTTTAGATAGAGAAGCTGAAGCTAATCCTTCGGCAGTTGCTTTCATATATCTTCTTATGTTTACAGGAAGTAGACCTAGAGCAATAGAGCGAGCAACTTGGAGTCAGTTAAAACATACAACAATCAATGGTCAGAAATACGGTATGTTAACTTTCCAAGGGAAGACATCAGAAGAAACAGGAGAAGTTGAAACCGTAGTTCTTCCTCCACAAGCAATGATGGCAATTGATAAACTCCCTAAAGTTAGAGGGGGTACAATCACTGGAATAAATATGCCAAGAAGACTTTGGAGAAAAATCCAGGAAGAAGTCGGATGCCAAGATTTATGGATGAGAGATCTTAGACGTACATTTGCTACTATCGGTATGTCGGATGGGATTGGAGCAAGTACTATAGGAGAAGTGTTAAATCATAGATCCACTCAGACTACAAAAATTTATGCAAAGCTTATGCAGAACTCTAAAATGGAAGCTGCTTCACAGATAGCAAATCAAATGGCAAAATTAATGTTAAACGAGGAGGTATTACAATGAAAAAGAAAGCAGTAAAAAAACCAGTTAAGAAATCAAAGAAGAAGTAATTAGTTAAAAATGCCTCCACTCATCCTTGATTGGAGGTCTTTCTTCAGAACCTTCCCTGGCCCTACCATTTAATGATAACACCTAACTCTCCATTTTAACGTTTCTAAATATTTGAACATGTATATGTGGCGCGGAACCTTCATGAAACAATACAACTGGTTTGGCATACTCAATATATTTCTCATTAAAATGCTGACAAAATTCATCAATCTTAAATATATCCCAACCCTTAATTGATAAATCAAACGCTCTACCTTCCACATGAGTTAGTGACTTTGCTTTTAATTTTAAATTCTCTTCTAATGTTCTAACCATAGAAGTCACAACGAATGGAAGGTTTTGATTCTGACAATAATTCAACATATCAAAAAGAATAAATCCGAGTATTGGTTGAATCTCTAAAAGTTGAGAAATCTTTTTTGCATCTTTAAAAGAAA